GGCCAATATTGCGGCATTGACATCTATTCAAGTACGTAACCTACAAGCACAGATAGCCTACAGTACTAGTCAGTGGAACTATGATTTAATTGGCGGTTCTAATCAATTAGGCAGATACCAATTTACCAGTCAAATTTTAGAGTCATACGGACTACTAGCATCTGGATCTAACACGGCCTACGGAACAGATTCGGTGAACTATCGTCACTGTTGGCAACCAACCTATATTAACAACGGAATTAATTCTTATCAAAATTATTTTTATAACGTCACAAGCCTAAACGGTTTCTTAACGGGCACGATTGCTCAAGAGCACCTAGCATATCAACGCTTGGTGGATATTTACATAACTAGTTTGGATATTGGTTCAATACAGCCCGGTGACCCTTCAGAAGTTGTTGCTGGTATGATTTATGTGGGGTGGACACTGAGTGTGGGTACAGGCCCAACTATTGCTAGCCCGCAGGGCACTGGCGCTTGGGCATGGCGTTACAATAACGTAGGTTCTGGTGCAACCAGCTACAATCAAGGTCGTTATAGTGTGGCAGTCCTAAGCGCATAAATATTATCATGACAGTATATCGCGGATTTAGTACCCTAGTTAATAAGAAAAAATTTAGCCTAACGGATTACGCCCTGGCTAAACAAGATCTTATGAACTATTTTCAAATTCGCAAGGGCAGTAAACTAATGCAACCTTCCTTTGGTACAGTAATTTGGGAACAGTTGTTTGAGCCCCTGAATGAAACTACTCGTGATATCATTACCGGCGACATTAAAAAAATTGTTGCATATGATCCTCGTTTACGAGTCAATCAAATCAATGTTACAGAACAAACTAACGGCATTCAAATACAGCTGAGTTTAACTTATATCCCGTCAAATCAAGCAGAAACGATACTGTTAAACTTCGACAAAGCATCAACTACACTAACCACAAATTAACTGCGCATATTATTCCGACCGATAAATATACAATATAGGTTAGAAATAATATGGCACAAACAACCCGTCAATCAAATCTTTTAGTAAATCAGGACTGGACTAAGGTCTATCAATCGTTTACTAATGCGGACTTCACCAGTTACGATTTTGAAACACTTCGTAACTCAATGATTAACTATCTCCAAACGTACTATCCAGAGTCGTTTAACGATTTCTTAGAATCCAGTGAATATCTAGCTCTAATAGATATGGTTGCATTCCTGGGGCAGAGTTTAAGTTTCCGTACAGATTTAAATGCACGTGAAAATTTCATTGATACAGCTCAACGTCGTGACAGTATCCTAAAACTAGCCCGCATGCTGAGTTATAATCCCACAAGAACAATCAGTGCCAGTGGATTATTAAAATTTGATGCTATCAGCACATCGCAGGCAATTACTGACAGCAACGGAATTAATCTAGCCAATACCACAGTATATTGGAACGACATCACTAACGATAATTGGTTAGAACAGTTTACTGCGATACTTAATGCCGCACTGATCACAAATCAAGCAGTTGGCAAACCAGGAAACAGTCAAGTAATCAACGGAATTCAAACTGACGAATATACTGTAAATTTAAATCCCAATAGTTTGCCTGTAGCACCGTTCTCAGTTAACATCCAAACTACACCAACACGTTTTGAAGCAGTCAGCGCAACTACGCTGGGTCAAACATATATCTATGAACGTGACCCAACCATGACTGGGTTTAACATTCTTTATCAAAATGACAACAATGGTAATGGCAGTAACAACACTGGTTTCTTCCTGTATTTTAAACAGGGATCACTACAGAGCACAAACTTTACTATTCAAAATGCTATACCAAATAATTATGTGCCCGTTACTACAAATAACATTAACAACACTGATGGATGGCTATACAGTTTAAATGTAAACAATAGTGTGCAGACCTTATGGACACAGGTTCCAGCACTACCCGGTATCAACGTGATTTACAATCAATTGACTAACAAAAATCTATATCAGGTTAATACATTAAACAATGACCAAGTTAATCTAGTATTTGGTGATGGTTCATTTGCAAACATTCCACAGGGTGCATTTAGATATTATTTCCGTACCAGCAACGGCCTCGCTTATACAATTACTCCCGATGATCTAGCTCGAGTAAACATTGCTATTCCTTATGTTGATCTACACGGAGTAACTCAAACTTTAACTATCACAGCCAGCTTAAAGTATACTGTAACCAATGCGTCGGCCACACAAAGTTTAGCTAGCATTAAGACCTACGCACCACAAAATTACTACACACAAAATCGTATGATAACATCGGAAGATTATCAAATCTTCCCACTGACAAACTTTACTAGTATTCAAAAGATCAAAGCCGTAAACCGTTTAAGTTCAGGTGTGAGTCTGTATCTTGATACTCTGGATCCAACTGGCAGTTTTAGTTCAACTAATATTTTTGGCGATGACGGCATACTGTCAGCAAACTCAACAGTTGGTAGTACAACTTTTAGTTTTTTAACTACTAGCGATGTTTACAAAGCAATTTATAATGATATTATTCCAATCATTTCAAGTAACGGAATCAGTAACTATTACTACGCTAACTATCCTAGACTAACACCAACACACAGCAACGTAACTTGGGTACAGACTGGAAATACAACCTCTAGTAGCTATGGTAATTTAACTTATAATGGCAACGTAATCAATGTTGGCCCTGTGGCCAGCGGCAATTTGAAATATGTTACAGCAGGAGCAAGTGTACAGTTTTTAACTAATGCCTTTGCTAATGCTACAACATTCTACAGTTCTGTTACTAATACTGTGGGAAATAGTCAAACCTACTTTGGTATGGTTGTTCCCACCGGATCCGTAGTAAAAACAATTATTCCTAAACTCAGCAATGCCTTAACCAGTAATGTGATCAGTACTATTGCTACTCAGATTCAATCAAATGTTAATTTTGGACTGACTTACGATCAAACTAATCAGATATGGGTAAACATTCCTCCAAGCCAAATTGGTTCAAGTACTAATTGGCTATTAAAATTTACGTATACTGCTGGACTGTATAACATTCAATATCAAAATTTACGATATATATTTGGTAGTGCGGGCCAAACACAGTTTTACTTTGATCCGACAGTCAAAGTCTACGACAGCGTGATTGGCAGTAGCATCAGTGATATTATTAAAATTCTAAACATTAACACAAAACCAGGAAACGTTACTCCTCTGGGCACTGACATAACTTGGAATATTACCGACGTTATAACAGAAACTGACGGTTACGTAGACCCTACCAGTGTTATAGTTGCTTTCCCTCAAACACAGTTAACTGGTGTACCGGATAATCCAGATTTATATACTACAGTGGCTAATGTTGCAACCAGCCGAAATAATTTATATTTCCAATACAAACACAATAGTCCTGGCAACAATCGAATCGATCCTACCAGTGTTAATTTAATTGACATGTATATCTTAACAGCCGACTATGCAACATCATACATAAATTGGCTACAAGATTTGACCGGCACAGTCAAAGAACCAACTCCACCTACTTCAAGTAGTTTAGAAATTGCCTACAGCACATTAGATAATTTTAAAACTGTCAGCGATTCATTAATTTTTAATCCTGCACAATTTAAACCATTATTTGGCGCCAAAGCAGATTCAAGCCTACAAGCAAGATTTAAAGTAGTTATTAATCCTGCTGTGAGCATTACTGCTAATGAAGTTAAGAGTCAGGTAATTGCTGCGATCAATGACTATTTCAATGTCAACAATTGGGACTTTGGTGAAACATTTTATTTCTCTGAATTAGCCGCATACCTACATACAACGCTAGTTCCTAATATTGCCAGCGTATTAATTGTACCAACAAATGATAGTCTAGTATTTGGTAACTATTTCCAAATTAACGCTGAGCCATGGGAAATTATTACTTCAGCAGCAACAGTAGCCGATGTGGATATTATTAGTGCTGTGACTGCAGCAGAACTTAATCTTGGAAATACTTTAGTAGGTACATATTAATGCCTTTAATTAATACAATCAATTTTTTACCTAGTCCTTTTAGAACAACCACCAATCAACGATTCCTCGGTGCGACTCTTGATCAACTGACCATTGATGCATTTAATATTCCAGTCAATGGATATATTGGTCGTACCTTTGCACCAACATATAAATTGGGTGACAACTACGTCGCTGAAACAACTAGCTTACGTCAAAATTATCAACTTGAGCCAAGCGTTGTGGTAAAAGATGCAAATCAAAATGTGGTATTAAACAGCACCTTCCAAGATTTCCTGCAAAATATTTCAGTCGCTGGCGGATTTGCAAACAACCAACAAAGATTGTTTACATCAGAATACTATAATTTTGATGGGCATTTTGACTACGATAAATTTGTAAACTATAATAATTATTATTGGATCCCAGGCGGTCCAGATGCAGTTTCTGTTTCTGCTGGTTCAACTCCTTATCTAGCAACCTACACAGTTACTAGAAATACATCAGTCAACGGATACACATTTAGCGGACTTGGTCCAAACCCTGATATCCAAATTACTTTGGCACGTGGGGGTACTTACACATTTAATGTCAATCAACCTGGATTCAATTTCTGGATACAGACTAAACCTGGCACCAGTGGTGTTGACCCTAATATTAGTACAGTTAGTACACGTCAAATATTTGGTGTACAAAATAATGGAACCGATAATGGTCAAATTATTTTTAATGTACCAAAAGCATCTGCACAAGACTTTTATACAGAGATGCCAATTGCCGCTACAGTTAATGCCGCAGTGACCTTTAATTACACCGACATACAAAATCAACTGTTAAGTACGTTTTTGAAAAACTTTCCAGATGGCCTAGATGGTGTTACTAATCAATTACAAAACAAAACATTTATTTTCATCAATAATCAAACAGATCCAGCGTACTGGACGACTCCGGCTATACCTGATGCATTTACTGGCGTTAATACCAGCCCTATTGCTGCTGGATCAGTTATTACTGGTGTTGCTCTTACTAACACATGGAAAATCAATCTGGTACCTAGCGGTAACGATTACCTAATTCAAGTTCAGCCTGACAGTACAGTTGCAGTACAACAACGAGTGTTTGTCGATTCAGGAAAAACTTATGCATCTACTCAATTTTGGTTAAACACAAACTATCAATATTTGGCTGTGCCTGTTGTTACTGCTGCGGCTGATTACTTGTATTATCAGGACAGCGCAAATCCAGATTTTGTTGGACAAATTAAAATAGTTGACAATACTACTGTTCCTATTAACATCACTTCGGATATCATTGGGCAAAAATACTACACCAGTCCGAACGGAGTAGTTTTTACTAACGGATTAAAAATTCAACTTGACAGTTTAGTAGTGCCTGCCAGCTATGCTAATAACCAATACTATGTAGAAGGTGTTGGTACAAGCATCCAATTGGTTCCTGTAGCACAACTAGTAGTACCAGAATCATTTGGCACAGAGATTTTAACTACAGCCGATTATATTACTATTAATCGTGCCAGCCAAGATCGAAATGCATGGAGCCGAACAAATAGTTGGTTCCACGTGGATGTATTAAATGCTGTATCAAAATACAATCAAACTCCTGTTAACTATGGTCCTAATATTCCTGGTCGCCGTGCTATCATAGAATTTGAACCTAACCTACAGTTATTTAATTTTGGTCGTCAAGCCAAGGCAAACGTTGATTTAATTACGTTTGATTCAACTGATGCTTTTGTGAACATTGAGGGTCAAGAAAGTTATACTTTAGACGGTACACCACTAGTAAAAGGCATGCGTGTTATTTTTGCTAACGACTACGATACTACTGTCAGTAATGAAATATGGCAAGTTGATTTTGAAGTGGTTGATAGTGTGACAGGTAATCCTTATCTAAGATTAATACCTACCAGTGATGATCCAGTAGTAACTGGCGAAAACGTACTAGTAACACAAGGTGCCAACAGTGGAAAAACTTATTGGTTCGATGGAACCAATTGGCACGAATGTCAAGAAAAAACAGCTCTTAATCAAGAACCCTTGTTTGATTTAATAGATACTAATGGATATAGTTTTAGTGACTCTACTGTATATCCATCAAGCACGTTTAC